TACCAAATGGAAACTCTGGTAACTCTGGTACATCTACTATAATTGGTGGTAATACTTCAGTTAAAAGAGGTATAAAAGGAGCTACACCACTACCAACTAACATGCCAAAAGGATTAATAGATATACCCATATTTCTATTACCAGTGTAGGTAATACCATCACTAATAACAGAGGATTGAATTGTGCTAGATATAGTAGTTGTAGAAGAATTAGAAGCAAAGTCAATAGATGCCAATCCAATCTTACTTGCATTAGTAGCAACTGTATTTCCTTGTGTTGCAATTATACCTGTAGCTTGTAAATCAACACTTCCAGTTGATAGTATCTTTATACTACCACTGGTTCCTAAAGCTGCTTCTGTTATATCAGTTGATGCTTGAGATGCCCCTTGTTTTGGACTTTGACCAGAAGATATAGTAACAGTATTAGAGTTTATGTCTGTACTACCTTTTGAAGCAATTGTTATACTTTCACTAGCTAGATTTAATAATGTTTTACAATATTGATTATGGTTACTTGTTATACTTTCAATACTGTTAACTGCTGATATTTTGTTATCATTTGATGTTGTAGAAGTAGTATTAGTAATTACTGAATGTTTATCACTAGCAGATGTTAGCTGTTGATTTGTAACTGTTATATCTCTATCAGTCTTATTAAAGATAGTGTCACTATAATTTATATTTGTGGCTGCATTAGTAACATTAACATTACTTGTAGTTGTTATAGAAGGACTGCTAAGTGAATAACCCATATCAGCAGTTGTATTTATAGCACCTGTTACTGTATTAACAGCAGTGCTACTTATAAAGTTAATAGCTCCTCCATATTTAGTAATGTCTACCATTGCAGCAACATTAGATGTTAAGTTATTAACTCCTTCTAATAACTTTTGTTCTATGTCTTTATAAGGCTGTCCATTAGGTGCTGCTTTCTTAACTGCTTCTATTACTTTATTATCACCCTTTATCTTAGCAGTTGTATCTTTGGCACCTTTTATAAGTTCAGTTGCATTGGTTTCTAATGTAGATAACCACTCTTTAGATGAATGAAGTAAAAAGTTGTCATAGGTTACATTACTATTATCTTGTGTAATTGCTAATGTATTATCAGATGTTTTTGTTACTTCATTGTAAACAGTTCCATCAAAGGTTACTTTATCTAAATCATTAAAGTTTATTGGCATATATTTGTAAAGGTTGTGTTGTTATTTGATCTATTTGTTGCCCCACATCTTGTAATACTTGTAATGTACTAAACTGCAATAAAGAAGAAGCTTTTGCTATTAAATCTTCTATTCTACTTGCATTATTAACATAATCTTTATTACATAAATAATGGGCTCTTCTTATTAAAGTTGATGCTAATAATGTAATTAAAGTGTGCATACCTCCAGGACCAATTAATGATTCATTGTATTCATATATAGCTTTAATAGGATTTATTGTTGTCTCTTGTAGAGGTATTTCATCTATTGTTAACTCAGTAGTTTGTATTGCTTTATATACATCAGTTAACATGTACATATAGTTAATAGGTAAAGTTTGAAATACTAAATCTAAATGTTGATTTTCTTTGAAGTTATTTAATAAATAAGGCGCTCCATAAATGGTTAAATCATAATTATATAACACTTTTAAATGTCTAATAATAGTAGCAATCTCAGGTGTTTTGTTTATTACTTCTAATATATATCCATATATAATATTGTCATATAGTTCATCTTCTTGTTGTATGTATTGTTCTAAGTCTTTATAAGAGTTATATAGCTTAATTAAACATAAGTTTGAATAATAACTTTGTTCAGATGGACTTAAATAAGATGCATTTTTAGCTGTTATAAATGATAGATAGTAACCTAAAGAACCATAAGATGTAATCCAACTTCTTTCATTGTTAAACATTCTAATTGAATGCTGTTCAATTGATAGTAAGTCTTTGTAACCTATGGATTGTTCTCTAGTATTATAAATACTGCTATCAACTGTATTAATGATGTTCAGTGTTATAAGTACCTCTTCTAACTTATATATAAGTTTATATATACCTAATGTTGTAGTAGAAGAACTAAATATATTTAATAAGCTATATAAGTTATTAGATGAAGTGTTCATTGTAAAAGCTAAATCTAATACAACTGATCTTTGATCTTCATTTAATTCATTAATATTAATTGGAATAATGTTTATTGATTGATACATAAGTTATTATTTAAGAATATATTGTCTTTGATAAAGTCCCCACAATTGATCAGCAATATTAGTGTTTAAATATACATCTAATTGTTTTAAGCAGTTATATTTGTTAAATATTAAGAGGTTTAAATTGTAAGTACTTGGTGTTATATCTAATAAAATAGAAGCGCAGATATCCCATTTATTATTAGTGGATATGAGATAGATAACATCATATATAGAGTATTGATTGTTAAATACATTGTCTTTAAACTTGTAATTATCTTCATCTTGTTTCATTTGTAATACTGTACTTATAGCTTGTTTATAATTAATTAAAGAAGTAGTTATAAGTAGGTTTAATATTGATGCTCTATAGTCAAAGTAGACAGTGTTATCTATATAATATGTTGGTGTTAATATATATTCTATTATTTGTTTTTGTAAAGGATTTAAATTAGCACTGCCAATGATTTTAGTTAAATAAAAGTCAAATTCAGATGTATTAGTGCTAAATATGTTAGTGTCTATGTAGTTCATATTGTTATATTGTATTATTTAAATCTTATACATTCTTCTGGGTCAATTCTACCACTGCCTAAATCAACTTCAAAGTGTAAATGAGGCCCAGTTGAAAAGCCAGTACTACCCATATCACCTATTTGTTGTCCTACTGTTACTTGCTGATCCAAAGAACATTTAATATCATTTAAGTGACTATATGTTGTTCTAATGCCTTCTGGACTTACTATTTCAACTCTATTACCATAGCCTCCATCTTGGTATGCTGCATATATAACTTTACCATTACTAGCAGCATATATGGGAGTTCCAATAGGACCTGCTAAATCAATACCATTATGCATTCTTCCCCATCTCCAACCATAACCAGATGTAAATACTACTTCACCACTACTTAAATTACAAGGACTTCTTAAACTTGAACACTGTCCAAAACCTTGTGTATTAGCAGAAAAACCAACTCCTTTATTAGTACCTCTAACATTATTAACAGTACCACTATTAGTACTAGGTCCTGTTATTGGTTGTACAGGACTAGATATCTTACATCCTGGATTAGTTATTTGATAGTTAGCTCTATATAAATCTTCTTCTTTTATAGGAGGACATGCTATGTCTGCAAAGTTAGTATTACCAAATGTAAATGTATTGTTATTAGGGTTATTAGAAGGACTTGTTCCAGTTGGTACATTGTCATTTACAAGTGGTCCTTTTGGTAATGTTGTGCCTTTTAAACTATCAACTAACTTACAGAATCCAGCAGCATCAAGAGGTCCTCCTTGATTAGGATATGCAAAAGAACTATCAGCTTTAGGTAATGCTGCCCATTCACCAGCATTACTATTTAATGTTGCTATGCAATTACCAGCTATAACATTATCAAGTGTTCCTCTTAAAGTGTCCATCCTATATAGTGCTGCTATATCCTGATCTCTAGGTTTTCTTATATCTAGAGGCCCTAGTCCAGCTTGTATTTCATTCCAAGTTCCAGGCATAAATTGATATCTACCAAATGCTGCTGAAGTTCCAGGAGGTACTATTACATCAGGATGTTCTGGTCCTGTTGGTACATATATTGTATTTCCATTTAATGTGTAATATGTTTGTGCTTCAACATTGCTAATAGCATTTAAATAAGCAACAACGTTACTATTAGTTAGTAGTTGTTCATAGTAGGCTCTATCTCTTGCCATTTATTCAAGTCCTGTATATATAGTTTTATTAGGTAAAAACTTGTTATAAGCTTTTATACTTTTGTCTTTATTAAATAAGTTTAAGTCAGTTGATGATGATACTTCTGAGTGTAGATATACTTGATTTAAAGTCACATCTAATTGAGATAATAGATAACCAAGTGACATGTATTGTATCTCATTTAAAGCGCCATCTAAGGATTCAAAACATATTTGATATGCTACTTTATCAACTGATTCTATATCTTTTATAATACAATTAGCACATGCTAATGCTTGTCTTACTGGTTCTACTAAGTATGTTATTTTACCATTAACATCTATAAAAGCATGATAACTGTAGGGTGCTGTTGGTATGAATTGTAAAAAGTCAGCAGCACTTGATTTTGTTTGATGTAGTATTACTATTAACATTGTTATTTGTTTTTATTCTTATAAATTAAATAGTTTGGATCACCTAATATTTTATCTATTAATTGTTGTGTAACTGTTCCTGTGCCATCATCTTTTAACTTGTAATATAGATATAAAGTTCTAATAGCACTTATTTCTTGTTCTAGGGGTAGTTTATTATTCCATTGAATATAAGATATAAACTTAACTACTTCATCTCTTGTTAATGTAGTTCTGGGTGATGATGTATTAACAGGTAGATTAGTTTGATTAGGTCTGTATTCAGATTGAACTTTAGTGCCACTAGTATTAGCTGTTGCATCTTTAATATTAGTTGTTGCTTGTTTTTGTACTAATGCTTTTGTATTACACTTCTTAGCTGCTTCTAATGCTAATTCATATATCTTTTGATGTTGTTCTGCTCTATATTTAGCATCTATTAAACTTGTACTATTTCTTGGACTATTAGTTAATTTCTTTAACTTGTTAATCTTATCTAATGTTACTTTAGCAACTTTGGTTGCTTTAGCACACTCATCTTCTTTGTCAGCAACAACAATGTGATAATAACTACCATTAATATACTTGTATTCTAAGCCTCTATAATAAGAACCTTTATCACCTAAACCACTATCTAATTCAATACCATTTGGTAATGATTGTTCTTTTATAAGTGCTGCTCTATCACTTGAGGATAATAGTAAATCAGGGTTTCTATAAGCATCTTTATCCATTTGAGTTGAAGATATAGATATCTTATTAGCTGATGGATTTTGTGCTCTATCAGGTGTTATAAGAGGTTGTGGTGCATATGTATTATTATCTTGTAAGTGTCTTAACTTAGTTCTTTCTGTATCTTTACCCATAAGTTTTTTCATATCTCCTGGTAATGATATAGAACCTAATATCACAGCAGAATCCCATTGATTATATAAACATGTAAGTATTACTGCATCACCTACTTTATAAGTTGCATATTCACCAACACCATTGCCACTAAAGTTAGATGTAATGGGTATACAACCCTTAATAATGTTGTCATTCATTTGATAAACTAAAACATCATATCTCTGTATAAGATTGCTTTGATATTCACCATCATCTGATAAGTTTACAATCTCCCCAAGTGCTACCCAGTTATTATTAATAGCTTCAAATGCTTTTATGTTTGTAAAATAACCACCAGGGTTATATAGGGGGTTTTCAAGCATATATGTTAATCTCTTTTTGTTGTATTTGTTAGTGTATATTATTACAACTAAATAGAATAATAGATCTCATGTTAATTGTAATAATATTGTTTATTGTTATGTTGTATTACATATAATATATTTATAAAATATCAGCAACAGCAACTATCTTTGTAGTGTATCCAGCATCATTACCATTAGCTTTTAATGAGTGAGTTATAGCTCTTACTTTATACATTGGCAATGCATCATTTAAGTCATCTGATGGTGCTCCTGCTACTTTTCTCATACTATCAATTACAGCACTAAGATCTACTACTTTATTATTAGTACCTTGTTGTTTAACAGCACTATTTAGTAGCTTTTGAACTTCCTCATAGAGGGACTTTAAAAACACAGCAGATGATGTAGAGGTAGCATTAAAAGTGAATATATCTTTACTATGTAAAACAGTATTAAATACTCTTACAGCTTCTCCTGGATAGAATGATGAATCACCTATAATCTTAAATATAATCATAGTGTGATCTCTAGCCATTGTTGATGCTGTTGTAAGTGCTAATGCTTGTGCAGCTCCTTCTTTGTTACCTTCACTAGCTTTTATCTTAGGATCTACAATTACATGTTGTTTAATAGGCACCTTTCTATTTTTAGTATTAGCTGATGCTATATCAACAATAGATGTTAGGCCAGATAATGATGCATTAGTTGAACTACCAAAGTCTGCTGTTAATACTGTAAATCTGTTATAAACACCAACTGTACTTGTTTGTACTCTTATATCTTTTATTAAATTTCTTTGATTTGGTAATTGATCAAAGCAATCAAAGAAGTAGTATAATCTATTACCCCTTTGTTCATCATAAAGACCAGTTGTATCTAATATTCTTGGTGCAAACATAAAGTGTCCATTGATATGTGATGTGAATATATCAATAGGCATTACTTCAGTCATTGCTAAATAGTTTAATATCTCAAATGGTGACTTGTTTATGATTTGCATAGTGTTATTACCACTACCTGATACAAGTGGTGGTTGTAATGTCCATATATGAAACAAAGGATCAAGGTTATTATAATCTGTCTTATTTAATATATTACTAGATGATAAGAATGCATTAGCAATAACCCATCTAGCTGGATTTTCTATTGCTGCTGTATACTTTAATCTTTCATTAGCTAAGGCACTCTTAGTATCTATTATCTTCTTATCTATATCTTCATATAAACTTATAACTTCCCCTTTATCAAAGCCACCTCTCCAAGCTAATGATGAAGCTGATTCATAGCTATTATCTAAATAAATACCACCATTAGTAGCTCTATAAACACTCTCAACTGTTTTATGTTTTAACCCTTCAAATGTGTTTTTATTATTAGCATCTGTGCCTAGGAAGGGTAATGTTACAAGTTTAGTATCAGCTAATATTCTACTTCTATCTCTTAAGTTATATATAATTTGAACACCAGCATTAGAGTTAGATATGAAGTCAACTGAGTCTATAAAACCCCAGAATATAGGTGCTATTTTGTTAGGATCTGCAAAGTATGTTTTATCTTTAACTCCAGCTTTTCTTTGTATGACTTGTATACTATTATTAATAGTTACTAGTCTATCTTGCAAAGCTTTTAATAACTCTTCATTGTTACTGAATGATCTTCTTCTTGAAGTATCTGCTTGGTTAAAAGTTATTATAAAAGGTAATAATAAAGGTAATGCTAATGGATATAAAACTATATATATATTTGGATCTGTAAAAGCATTATTTAATTTGTTAATTAAATCTAGTGCCGCTTTTTTATCAGCTTCTAGTTGTTGTAGTTGTTTACCATCTTCTGAAGTTGCAGGTATATTTCCAGTAACCTCTAAGTTAGTAAAATCAAATGGATATTTATCTAAATCATTCATACTAATACATTGATCATTCTTATAACCAGCATAGATTCTCACTTCATCATCTGCTGATAAAAAGCGGCCTTCAGGTAACAATTTAATGAAGTTTTTATCCTTATCTCTACTCCATACAAAGCCTTTTTCAACTTCTACTAAAGGAGGTATAGAACCATTATCCAACAACTTACAAGTTACAATTAACTTAGCTTTTTGAATGGGCCAATCTCTAGTTAATTCAACTTCAGCTTCTCTTAAATACCAATTAGATTGCTGTGATAAGTCAGTTGGATCATCTGTTTTTTGTATTTGTAAGTTGGAATAAATTAAGTATTCACTGTCTTTAGTAGGTATAGTTGCAATATTCTTATCATTAATATTATTAAAAAATCCTTTTAAATTTGTATTCCTAAAGTTAATAAGGTCTTGTCTTAAATCATTTAGTGATTTATTTCTAAACTTTCTAAATTCTTGAGCCTGCTCTTGGTCCAGAAAGGAGTCAATTAATACATTCTCAGTGTATTTTGTATTTTCATCTCCTTTTATTTTAGGTAGTAAATTATTTTTAAAATCTTTTATTAAATTAATTAATTCAGTCTCTTTTTCTTTTTGACCTGTAGCATAAAGATATTTATCATTAATAATATCTTCAGGATTAGCAGGGGTTTTATTATTAGAAGAGGTTTCATTAACCTTCTTTAAGGGTATAATACCATCTCTATTACTTACAAATGTAACTGCAAAAACTGGTGTTGGTGTTTTATCTGTGTAAAATTTAGCCATATATTATTTATGTATTTATTAATTTAAGTATTAATATTGTGTATTTATTTGCATTAAAAAGACTGTATGTATTAACTATACTACAGTCTTTAAGGATATGTAATTGTGTGCTTATTTATTACTAGTAATAAAGTCTTCAACTGTTTGTGGTATGAATTTGATGTATTCAGCTACACCTTCAACTTTATTGTCAACAGCAGTATCTAACATACATCTAACTAATTCATATCTACCTTTTACATCACCTATAACTTTATTATTATTAAAATTTATTTCATAAGAATCATAACTAATATTAAATCTTTCTGCTCTTGTTACAAATGTATTTGGTAATACTAGTTGTTTATTAAGTTTAATCCAACCATCTTCTAATACAAAAGCAATTTGTGTTTCACCTTCAATGTAAACATCTTCTATATTACATGTTCTAACACATACAGTTATACTTTTAAATTTACCAATAATGTTTATTTTATTGTCATCTTGTAAAGTATAAACAATGACATCTTTTGTTGTTGTTTCTATCATTTTTGTTTACTAATTAGTGTTTTAAAATCTTCAAATGATGGGTCTAATTTAACTATTCCCAATTCTAATGCTTTATTTATCTTATCAATATTATCTTTAAATGTTTTTATTGATTGTGAAACACTTCCTATAACAGCAGCACTACCTGCTAATACATCATTATTACATTGATCATCAATTAACTTACAAAGTCTTAAAACACATCTTGTATCATTCTTTTGAAGATCAAATGTAATGTAAAACACTTTATCTTTTAAGTCTTGTAATGTTAAACTACCATCTTTTAGTTGAAATGTAATATAACATTCACCATCTAATAATACTCCTGATTTAGTATTTATTTGAGTGCTAATGTCTTTAAATGTTCCAATGATTTTATCTGGTTGGTTATGTGCAACTGTGTATAAGATTACTTCTTTAGCTACTTGTTCAAACATATTATTCATTCTCTTCTAATATTTCATCAATAAACTTTTCACAACTCTCTTCATAGTATTTGCTACTTTCAAATACAGTTTCTACAAGACTACAAACTACTCTTCTACCTGGCATAAAAACCATACTTTTAATTTTTATAGTACAGTCTTCTAACTCATATCTACCGAGTAAAGTATTATCAAAGCCTTTACAACTATTGTTTAATTCAAGGCCCTGAAAGGTTAAATTAATTCTGGGCATAGGACTAATCTCTTCTAAATGAATCTCATCTATAAACTTATGATGTTTGTTTAATAGATTTGAATCTATTGCACATCTATTTATAATACATACTTTATTAACTATATTAAAGTCCCAACCATATAAAATAACTTCTTTTTTATTTTTATTACTAGTTGGGTGGGTTGTATAACCATATACTTCATAACTTGATCTAGGATCTTTTATAACTTGTTTTGTCATTGTTATTTACAATAAAAAAGAGTGTACTAAATATATAGTAACACTCTTTTTATTATATTAGTTGTTTTAATTTATAAATTAAAACAACGTATTGCTGTTTATAGCACCAGCACTTAAAGGTTGTCCTGCATTTGTACTTCCATTAGCAGATAAAATGTTAGTTCCTCTAAAAGCAGGACCAGCAGTATTAGCATTCCTAAAATCTTGTAGAGACTCAGGAATAAATCTAATACCTTCAGCTACTCCTTCCCACCTTTGAGCTATAACTCTTCTACCAGGCATGATACCAACTGATAAAGAGTCAATCTTGCATCTTTGCAACTCATATCTACCTTGTGCAAGAGGTACTGCACTCTTATAAGAACCAGAGTTTGCATTTTCAGGATCTACTTTACTAACAAAGCTTGCATTAGATCCACCAACTATTTGATTAAATACGGTTCCACCAGTTCTATAATCTATAATAGGATCAGTTTTACCACCATTAGCAGCAATACTTTGATAGTTTTTAGCTAACTCATAAGCATTAGCATCAAATGTAAGTTGGAATCTAGGACCTCTAGTAACTAGTTGTTCTCTTACCATGTTCTGAACACCAAAGGTTCTTTGCATGAAGTTCATATCAACTAAACCTTGTTCAATAACAAATGCTATTTGAATTTCACCATTTAAGTACACTGGAAATCTGGTGCCTAATGGTAAATAAGTTTCTGTACTATCTCTAATTGTTAATGTAATAGATTGAAAGTCACCAAACAAAGCTATTTGACCGCTTGCTGAATCTTGCATCCAAGCAGCAATGTCAAAACCTTGTATAGGGTCCAATCCTATATTATTAACAGGAGCTTTATAAATGTCTAACATTGTATGTTTATCTTCTCTTATTTATATATTGTTAAGCTACTGAAACATTACCAGACACATCTCTGGTTAAAGTAATCACTATTGCATCTATAGGATATATTGGACTATAACTTAAAGATATGTTTAATGTACCTGTATAATATGCACTAGATGGATTGTTTGTTTCATCAATGACTGGTTGGTTATAACTAGTAATATAACCACTTCTAGCAAGAGTACTCATATAAGCAGATATAGCAGATGCAATCTGTGTTCTAACTACTTTAGAATTAGTCTCACCTTTATAACTTTGTAGGTTAAAGAATAGATCTCTTCTAATCTTGTCATTAATTCTAACTAAGTTAATTCTGTCTTTACCAGTAACATCAGTTAGTGTTCTACCTTGTACTACAAAGTAACCAGATAAAGCAGGATCAATTGAAATCATGTCAACTTTAGCATCAATGAATTGTTGTTTAGAACTAATAGATTTGTATTGATCTAGGTCAGTTTCAATGATTCCTTGAATAGAACCAGCACTTGTTCTAGCACTAGGGCTTAGGTTCTCTGATATATAACCTAACTTACCAGCATAAAATGCACTAAGAGGAATAGAGAATCTACTAGCTCCAATACCGCCACTATAAGTAGCCCAACCTGCAACATAAACACCTCTTTCAGTGTTAATACCAACTGTTTCTAATCTAGCTTTTGCTGCTGTTAAGTTTCTACTAGATGTTAAGATTGCAATCTTTCTACCTTCTAGTTCACCACTATTACCAGCAACTGATATTTGAGCCTGTCTTACTGCTGTTCTAGCTCCCAATTCATTAGCTACTACAATAAAGTTAACTCTTTCTTGTGAGAGTGAATTAACAGCATTAATGTAATCAGTTTCAGTTGGAACTGGTCCATCATAGCCTTTCTTTAAGAAGATGTTAGATAACTTGTTATTACCAACATAACTAATATGTCTAATGTCTGTTACTGTAGTTATAAAAGGATTAGCAGGTGCTAGTCTTTGAGGAGTTCTATTTACTATTTGAGCAGGAAATAGATTACTACCAACTGATACTGGAATATAATCTGCTCTAACATATGAAGATGCAATAGAGTTAATTGTGCCATCAGCAGCTACATCAGTTAATAGATTAACTGTAAATGATTCAATTTCTTTATCATTTGTATTAGTATTAGTATCTTCAATTACAACATTAAATCTACTAGCACCAATACTGTTAATTGATAATGAGATGCCATTACCCCATTGACCAGGACTAATAGCAGTAAATCTAACTAAAGGATATCCATCAGAAGAATAAGTAGTTACAAATGCATTTCTAGCATTATTAGAGGTAGCAGAGAATCCACTCTTATTAAGAGATCCATAATTACTAAAGCTAATACCATTTAAATTAGAGAATGTAATAGTACCACTAACAATGTTTGCTGATACAGGATCTGATAGTGTTAATACATTACCAACTTTATTAATAACAGTGGTGCCTTGAACAATACTAGTACCAGATACAATACTATCAATTGCAATGTTAGTTGCATTTGAAACTGTTAGTGATGTAGATGCACTCGTAGCTGAACCTGTAACTACTACCTGTCCATCTGGTTCTTCTAAATCAACCCACAGACTATAACCACTTGCAATTGTAACTCTATTAGGTTCATCTAAGTCAAAGAACTCAAGAGGTTGATTAACAATTTCTTCTGATAAGAATAAAGTTGCACCTAATTCATTTTCTAATCTTTTAACTAAACCAATAGGTGCAATACCACCTATAATATCTTGAATGTTATTAATAACATCAGATGAAGTTGCTCCTTCTGCAATTGGAATCAAATATTCAGCAGAGTTAACTCTTAATGTAAACTGTTCTCCAGGATATATTTCAATGGGTACTCCAGTTACACTAAACTTTAATGATATACCTTCAGCTATTACTTTAAATATACCTGCATCAGTTGTTAAATCTAATGCACTTCCAAGTACTGCACCTGTAACTGTTGTACCAGTTGTATCAACATAAGTAGGAACATCAGCACTATCATCACCCCAATTAACAGTAGGTAGATTAGTTGCAAATGGGTATTGATTAATAGGTAATACAACCCACTTTAATGTTGCTTTATTAGTAAGTGTAAATTCACCATAACCAGCTACTCCTGTTACTAAAGGAGATGATAAAGTAATAACTCCAGTTAGAGGATTAACTGCTGTTACAGTTGTAGTTGTTGGAGTAGTTAATACCCCAGACTCTGCACTTGCAATCTTAGAACCAATTACTACTTTAGATGCATTAGCAAGGGATGTAGTAATAGTAGAAGCTGCTGTTGCTTGATTATAGGTAGCATTAAGTGTAATAGGACCCTGGGTAACTCTAAACAAATATCTTTTATCAGTTGTACCAGTATAACTACCACTAGAACTAATGAATGTTTCAATGTAACTAGTTGCTGTGCTTATTGGTTGTCCTACAAACTTTAAGTTAATAGTTAAGTTGTTAGCCTTTGTAGCAACACCACCAATTAATAAGTCAATCTTAGGTGCAACTGCTTGACCTATTACTCTTTTAATTCCAAATTCTCTAGCACCTTGATCATAAGCTGCTTGAAAGGATAAGTTTGCAGTGCCAGTATCATAACCATATATCCTTGCAAAGTCTTTAAACTCTGATAGTAAAATAGTATTAGTTGGTCCTTTTGTAAACTCACCTACAATAGCAACTCTATTAGAAGCAGTAGTGTTTATAGGTGCTCCTAAAGAGGGTGTCTCATTAAAAATAACTTCAGGAATTCTCATTGTTTATGTTATATTTTATATCTTGTATTGTTGGATTTGTTTTTGCTGCTTTTGGTAGATAAGTGGTAACTAAACAAGCTGTCATTACCTCTTTAAAGTATGGATCTTTTTCCCACTCACCTCCAATAAATGATGATCTTAGTAGTTCTACTTTAGTGTTTAAATCATCTATTTTAATGTCATATATTATTAGTCTTAATAACTCAATACATTGACTTAATATATGTAAAGCTACATCTGTATATAATTCTATATTTGTGCTATTTTCTATTATTATTTCATCATTACTAATAGGTAATTGTGTAGGCATATTTTCTAGAATTAAAGGGGTTGATTGAGAGCCAGAGGTAACACTATTAAAGTAAAAACTAATATGTATCATTGACATTACTTCATCAGTTTCACTACCTAAGTTGTAAGGTTTATATACAATAGATGCTGTTTGTGATGTAGCTGATTTTGCCGTTAATGATGATATAGGTGCAGGATATACTGCACATGTTAAAGTGTTAGATGATGTCTCTAATCCACCATATAATCTATAACTTGAAATAGGGATGGGTTCATTTGTTATTGGATTAACTATTAGATTTGCAAGTATAAGAGGATGAGTTGCAATACCTTTAGCAATACTCATACATACTTTATCTACTCCATGCATATTGACTACCTATAACATCATTTAATAAAGCTATCTTATCTTTTACTTTATTCATAGTACTATTACTTCTACTTCCAAAATCAATAGCAGATGCTCCTTTATTTATTGTTTGATCTGTTGAGGGATTATTAGTTACTCTTAATACAGTTGTAACTGCTACTGATCTAGGTGCTGTTGCATAACTTGTTATAGCTGGTGCAACTAAATGATAATAAGATGCAACTGTTATTCCTTCTACATTTTCAAATTTAATATCAACTACTACTCTTACTTCTGGATTTGTAATCTTATAAGCATTTATATAAACTGCATCTTTATATATTTGAGCTCCTACTACTTTAGTATCTTGTTCTACTCTATATTCCAATATACCTTGTAATAACTTAAATGCTACATCTTCTGGTTGATCTCCAAGTTCTATGTTTATTGGTATCCAAGGAACATCTTCAAATAAGGTTGATATTCTAAATAAAAGTGTTCCAGCAGAAGTACAATAAGGTGTTAATGGATTTGAATAACTAAAGTAAAAGGTATCTATTTCAACTTTATGATCAATTGATGTTGATCCTGTTGTTGTAGCTGAAGCTGAACTAACTGTACCTTTATTAACATCAATAATGGCTGATAAAGGTCCTTCTAATTGCAATGATTGATAGTTAAAGTAGTTTGATGTTTGTTTACCAATTAATAAACCATCAACATAATTCTTTATATAAGTGGACTTTCTAACTAATAAATCATTAGATGTATAACTTACATTAGATACATCTAACTGCTGCCAATAAGTAGTGTTAGTTATACTGTTTGCAGGAGGTGATGCAAGTATTACTTTGTAACCTATGTTATTACTTATAACAACATCATTTAAAGAATATAAAGTAGTTGTACTGTATATTCCTTTATAAGATGTATAAGGCGTTAATAAAGCAGCCTTATGTATTGTTAAAGGTCTAATTGTAATAGCTTCTCTTGATACAGTAGTAGATAATCTTCTAGCTGCAAACTCTAAATAAACACTAAATGTTCTAAGAGTAAACGTTGCAGTCTTATTTAAAAATGTAGCAGTGTTTGTATAAAAGTTACTTTTCTTTATAGATATACTTGAGTCTATATTTTGAGTTCTTGTTGGTTCTGCTATTAGGTTAGAGAAGGGATAAGTTGCTGTTCCAGTTGAATAAACATTAGTACATAAAGTGTTTATATCAGATGATAATTGATATATAAAGTTCTCTATATCTTGTCCATTATTTACTATAGTTATACCTTCATTTAATAGTGGTGGTGTTCCTGGTTCAGACTTTAATATGTTGTAGTATATAAAGGAGACTTGATTAGGATCAACTGATAATGTTTTAACTGTTTTAACACCCGTTAACTTAACTGATTCTGTTTCTAATCCAACATCAAATTGACTATCTAAAAGAGTTGTTCTATCTATATCAGGTGAGAAGAAAAAGAAATCATTAGATGTACTAATAGATGTATTAGCTGATACTGCTGATGCAGATGTATATAAGAATATAATTCTATCTAAGTTAGAGTATGCCCTTGTTTCTAATGTATTTCCTCTTTCAATTAACTTTAAAGAGTCATTAAGAGGTAATGATCTAATGATATTAGCTGCTGTTAACTCTGCTGCTACATTAACTAAACCTGAACTATATTCAGAGTTTGTCATTAAACCTAATACAGCTTGATATGTTGTTGGTATTTTAAATAATTGTGTATTATCTTTATCTTTAGCAGCAGATAATACAAGCCCTATGTTATTAAATTGATTGTAGCCTTGAAATAATATGTCATCGTCAGTTATAAAAGAAGACCCCTGTGTTAATACACATAGAGGCCTTACTAGTTTTATAAAGTTGACTGTATCAAGACTACTTTGTATGTCTTGTGCAAAGTTCATTATTGTTTATTATTTAATAGTTAATAAATATTTTATAGCTTCTATTTTGTTAGTATATTCATATTTAGAATCTACTTCTAATACTGCCTTTTTAATATCAGCAGCACTTTTATCTTCTAACTGTTCTTTAGTTAGTTTAAGTAGTTGTTGAGTATATGTACTATATTCTGATTTAACCTCTTCTTCAATTACTACTATTTCTTCTTCTTTAACTACATCTTTTACTTCTGCTACTGAAGGTGAAGGAGGGGTTAATTCTATGAATCTAGGTTCTTCAACTTTAGGTTCATATATATTATCTGCTAGAACTTCAAAGTTATCTTTATCTTCATAAGGAGAAGGAGCAAAAGGAGAGTATGTATCATCAACTGTTTCATATAAGGGTTTATCACTAGGAGGTAGATAACCATCTGCTTCTTGTGGTTTATTAAACTTATATGTTTCTTGTAGTTGTTGTTTTACATGGAATGGTAAAGAGTCTATAGAAGGTAATTCAATATGATCTTTATATTCATAATTTGAATTATATAGATTAATTAGTTCTGCTATCTTAGTACTATCATAAATATCAAAGGAAAGATAGGAGTTAGCAATTAAGTAACTCCCATCTTTATATTTATAATCAGCTACTACTCTAACTTTAATGTTTGGATCAAACATGCTTAGATGTACCTATTTATTATTAATTTGTAGTTATTACACTAGTGTATCATATACAGGAACAAGTGAGCTAAGTACTACAGGACCTAAACTAGATACTGTTACTTTAACTAGATCACAAGGATTGTTATAAAGAGTTAAAGCAGGTCTAGCTTTAGTATTCATTAGTGAAGATCTTTGAATACTAAAAGGATTATCTAAGTAAATAGGATTGATTCTACCAAGACCAGATGCTTCTTTATTAGATAGGATGTTTAGTACTTTATCTTTAGTTCCTACATTACCTAGTTCCATATAAGAAGGACTGTAGTATTCATATACTGTAAAGTGAGTTAAAGAGGCTACACTAGCTTCAGTTGAAATATTAGTAGGATTGGTAAAAGGAGTAGGTAAAAGAGCACCAGTTGTTTTATTATAAACTGCAATTTCAACACCACCAATGTTTGCATTAGCATTGTTTAAAGAAGTATAACCAAAGATTCTCTTACACAAGAAAGTCTTAGAAGGTGTTTCATAAGCTGTTACAGCAGCAGCAGTTGCTAATACTTTAAATTCCGCAGGAATGTCACCTTGAGTAGCTCTAAACTTAGCAAAATCATTATATGTAAAAGTACTTAATACATTAGACTTAGAACTATTATTTTGAGCTGATACTTCAGTTAATACATATTTAATACCAGTAATAGGCAATTGTTGACCTGTGCCATATCTAGGATCTGCAAGCTTTTCTCTTTCACTAGAGAAGAAGTTAAAAGCTCTATAATCTGCTTCACTTGCAGTACCTAATTGTACTCTTTCTTTTACTGCTTCTTCACCACCTAATGCATTAATACCACTAATAGCAGATGGGTTCATAAAGTAATTTAATACTGATTCACCAAGAGCAGTTTGTGTTACAACATAGTTAACACCAGCAGAAACTGCTGCACTTTGATCAGCAGGTTCTAAATAAGTAGGAACTGCACTTAAAACATAAGTTGTAGATGCCTTCAAAAGAGCAGAAAAGGTACTAAAATCAAAGGTTGAAAAACCATATTCTTTACCTTCTACTTCAATTGCACCACCACTAAAAGTAATAGTAGTGCCAGCAATAGCTGCTGTTGGCTTAGTAGTTACTGATGCTTGGTTGTAAGTCTTTACACCACCAGCATTTCTAGCACCTCTAAGGATTTGATTAATGTTGTATAAACCCATTTATTTCTCTTTTATATTTATTTATTATAAGTATTCTTTTTATATTTATTTATTGTAAGTATTCTTTTTTAACTTACTTTATATTGTTATACTTTATATTATAATGCTATATTATTGTAGGCTTTTATAACATAAAGTAGGCACATAAATGATAGTTAAAGATAGTAGTATAAATACAAGTGTTAAGGAGAAGGAAATACTGCCATTACTAAGTGCTAAAGAAGCTAATAAATTAGCTAATACTGGTACTAAAGAAATGGAATTACAAAAGGTTGCAGATCTAATTAGATCAAGGGCAGAACAGTTTTATTTTGACTTACAAGTTAAAGATTTGACATATTCTATATACATATATAAAGAGTTAATTAAACATGGATATATTGTTATACATACAGATCTATCAAGCTTAAATATTATGTGGAAATCAGAGCATTTAAATGATAGTTAGATTAAATAATAAAGGTTAGATAAGTTACCTATTAAGTTTGTTTTTAATTAGTTTTATTTATTATCTAATAAATAAAATATACACAATAAAAAGAAGTTAGAAATAAATCTAACTTCTTTTTATTATAAATAATTAATAAGAAATAACAAATGAGAAACAAACCATCTGGTATATATTCTTTTACAAATAAAACAACTGGTAAAAGATATATTGGACAAACAGTATATTTAAATAGTAGAAAAGGAGATCATTTATTAAATCTTAGAAGGAATCAACATGATAATGATTATCTTCAAAAAGCTTTTAATAAATACGGTGAAGAAGACTTTATATTTGAAGTGTTAGAAATGGTGCCAAAGTTAGAAGATGGTACTAATGATAAAGTTAAATTAACTGAAAGAGAGCAGTACTGGATGGATTTTTATAAGTCTTATGAAGAAGACTTTGGTTATAATATTAATCCATCAGCAAGTATTAATTATATGTCTGGTAGGACTCATACACCAGAAGCTAGAAAGAAAATTAGTGAGGCTGCTACTGGTAGAAGTCCTTCACAAGATGTTAGGGATAAGATAGCTGAGACTATAAGAAATGTACCTAAAGCCAAAATAAATATGGAGTTTAAAGAAGCTAAACATACAGCTAAAAAGACTGGTGTTATGCCTTATGAATATCATGTAAAAACACCAGAAGGTGTAGAACATGTATTTACTAATTTATTAGAGTTTTGTAATTTAAATAATCTTAGTCAATCTCATCTTAGAAGTATGATTAATAAAGGCACCTTTTATAAGGGTTGGACTGGTTATAAAATAGATCTTAATAAAGCTGAAGAAAATACTAATCTAATTGTTTCAAAAGATGCTTTAAGAGGAAATAGATTTGAATATTATTTAATTGATAGAGATAATAAAGAATTTGTATTTAGAAGTTTAAGTGTTTTTGCTTCAGATAATAATATATCTAGTTCTACTTTATCAAAACTTTTAAAAGGGGAAATTGAATATAGAGGATGGAAATTAACTAGAAAAGACTTAAAAACATAAGCAATAAAAAAGAGGTTAGAAATAAATCTAACCTCTTTTTTATTATATATCTTGTAGTAAGAATATATCTTAGGGACCTTTCTAGATGGACCCATAACCAAGATCGCCTAAAATACCAATTCTAGTATTAATATCTTGAATTGTACCAACAGTCATATGAGCAACTCTATGAGGATATAGGAGATAAGGAAGACCAGCATTACCTAGTTGCAAGTACATACCAGGAGCAGCAGGAATAGGAGTATCTCTTTGCTCTCTCATCCACAATCCAGGTTCACCACCACTTTCTTCTGATACACAATATTGTGTTCTACCAGGAGCTTCATAGGTGCCATCAGGATTAACTTCAGATACAAATACAACCTTATTTCTAGGCCATAGATACTTCCTTACACCATCTACAGGATCTCTGTACCAAGTTTCAACTGTTCTAATAGGTACACCAGCAATAGACATAATACCTTCAGGGCCCACACCAATAGAACCAAACGCATTAGCAGCTAGTTCATTAGCTTCAACTTGATAGCCACCACCAGTGTTATTAATCATAACTTGCTTATCACCAGTTTGAGCACCTAATCTAGGAATAAGACCACCAGTTTGAAGTTTAATTTCATTGTTTTCACTAATGATTTGCTTCAAGTCAGGGTGAATATACATAGCAGTTACTCTAGTTTTATTGGTGGTTTTAAACCAATAAACAAACTTTTGAATACAACTTACAATAGCAGCATCTGGCTCAGTCCAAGGCACACCAGCAGTAGAAGCTTGAGGAGTATTATAATCAATCAAACCTCTAAACAAGTTAGCTTCATTTCTACCTCTATAACCATTTACATTATTATAAGACCAGAAGTTATGAGCAGGAATCTGAGCAGAAACACTAACTGGTTGCCCACTTCTAGGATCAGTATAATTAATACCACCAAGAAGAGTTAGACCTCTATAAACATCCCATGTTAGGTTATGTGTTTCAACTAGCTTTTCAACTTGCTTTGTAACATAAGCTTGTGGATCTTCAAAGTCATTTAAGGTGCCATCTTTGATTCTAATGTTTACATCACCCCAACTAATATAATGTGATCCTCTAAGGTATAAAGGTTGAATATATCTTCTTTGAGTTGTGTATTGAGAAACTCCTAATAGTTGATCTGGTTCACCAAATTTAACAGGAGGAAGTAAAGTACCACTTGTTTCAAATCTTTGTTCAATTGCAACAATAGGTTGTTTGATAGTTTGATCAGGAAATAGTTCTTTTAGAGGGGTTGAACCAACTAAAGGTAAGAAAGACTTAGCTAGTTCTAGATAAGTTGGTACACCTGGTTTTTCACTAGTACTTACTGTTTCCCAAGGAGATGCATATGCATCCATATTAAAAGAAGGAATTTGTTGTAATGCCATTTATATTCTCTTATTTATTATTATTATTTATTAGTTTATATTTATTTCTTAATCTTACTAGATTCTGCTTTAGCTTTATTAGCTTCAATTACTTGATTAATATAGTTTGCTTTAACAGGGGTAGATTGAGCACCTACTTGAAACTCATCTTGAAAACTAGTAGAACTTAGTTTAACTAATTCAATCAAAGAATCTTCAAATGATACATCAGTTTCTGCACCATTAATAGATAGCTTAACTACAGAATTACCTTCATTTTCAATAAGCTTCTTAGTTAGAGAAATTGCAGCAGGAGTAACACCAGAATCAAACAAACCCTTTAGTTTACTATTAAGTTGTCTTGCTTTATCACTGCTAGATAGACTTGTTACATATTGTGCAGTCTTATCAAATTCATTTGCTTTAGTTAGTACATCAGATACTTGACTCTTCATGCTCTGAACTTCACTTGCTAGTGCAGCTACAGTCTCAGATGTTTGAGTAATAACATTATTTACACTTTCATCAAACTTAGTTGTAAGACTGTTAAGAGTATTAGTAAATGTTTCTGCTTGAGTGCTTAATACTTTAGTTAGAATTGCTTCAATATCTACAGATTGTTTAACTTCAGGAGGGGTAGATACAGAAGGACTTGTTACTTCAATTGGATTGGTTGACATTTTTATATATTCTTGTTCTGTTTTTGTTTCTATTGTTGGTTCTATTGTTTGTGTATTAACACTAATAGTAGTTGATAGTTTAATACATATTGGACTTATAATCTCTTCATCATTAGTATTATTACTTTGTGATAAAGCTACTATCTTATTATCATTGAAGGGCATAAAAGGTGCATTTGTTAGTGCTGTCCTTAGTAAAGTTGGTCCTTTTGATTCTCCTGTTACTTTATCTTTAAAGTTTTGTTGAATCTCAGGTGAACTATACTCATAATCCCCATTTTTAATAAGATTATATGTTTCTAAGTTAATATCATATACTCCATATACTATATCATTCTCTACTACTATATCTTCTAAGTCTCCTCTTTTTCTTTCTCCATCAATGCTTGCTGGATCAGGTGAATCAGTTGGATGACCTAGTGTTGCATAAGGTTTAAAACCTAATACATTTGATTTGTAGTTATCTTTAAGTTTTTCAATATAGTTATCTGTAACTCTCATTAAACCATATCCAGGAACATGCCAATTACCTTTTATTAAGAGAGGTATCTTTGCTTTTGTTTCTGATATATTAGCTTCAATAGAATTAGTGTTTAATACAGGATACTGCATTATTTATATTACTGTTTAGTGTATTACTATTTACTTTTTATAAACCTAATATTATATCTTATTTGTATATATTTGTAGGCATTTATGTTTACTTATTATAACTAAATAGGTGTTATATAATGTATTATACATAATATATAATACATTAAATTAAAATGGAAGATAATACAACAAATTTGTTAGATATTAAATTTACTAGAACACATGCTTTACCAGAAGAAGTTAGAGCAGAAGTTAGTTCAGTACTTTATAGTTTAATAGCTACTTATAATGATGCTCATGGTAGAGTTTGGGAGGCTCATTGGAATAGTGAAGGTAGTAGTTTTATTTCTATTCATAAACTATTTGAAGAGATTCTAGATACTATTGGTGGTTTTATTGATCCTCTTGCTGAAAGAATTAGATCATTTGGTGCTATGGCTAGAGTTAATCTAAAGTTTAGTATTGAGAATACATTATTAGATGATATAAATGAAATATCTAATGATATACAAGGAAATATTATTACTATTGTTGAAGTTTTAAAGACTATCAGTTCTATGTTATATATTTATATTAATAGGCTAGATTCAATAGATAAAACTACTAGTAATGTGTTACAAGAACATTCTTTAGCAATTGATAAGTATATTTATTTACTTCAAAGTAACTTAATTAATAGTTAATTTATAATACTATTACAACTTAATATTTTAACTAATTAGGCTCTTATTAGAGCCTATTTTTATGGCAATTTATAATTTTCCTCATTATACAAAATCAAATGATTATAACTTTGCAGATCTAATAAAAAAATGCAATGAAGATATATTATATGCTTTACTAGAAGCTAATTATTTTAACCCTATGGCTATTACAATACAAAACTATTTAACAGATAAACAACTAGACTTTCTAATGTCTAATACCCTATCTATATTTGACAAGGAAAGCGCTACTTATACCTTTATTAGAGAGATATTTAAAGCTGATGAAAATAATATACCTCTTAATGATTCTATATTCCTTTGCAGTATATTTGAGCTTGTTAATCTTTATCTATATTTGGGGGAACCCTATAAGATTATTCCTGCTTTAAATAAGAAAAATAATCTTAAAGCTATTAGTAATGTTATTAAATCTTGTCCTAAAGCTTCTCCTTATAATTTTAATGAGATATATCAAAACGCAGAAACATTAGGTGTAGGTTTTATCTATAGAATTAATCCTAATAAACAAACTATTAAGATAGAAATTGGTATTTGGGATTTATATTTTACTTATATTAGACCTTATGACAAAGAAGCTACTTCTTTATTTAATAAGGTGTTTTATAAGGTTGATAACTTAAATGAATTCTTATTTAAAGTTTGTACTATATATGATGAGTTTATTGAGTTAATGCCACAAGAAGACTTGGATTTATAAGGTGGTTTTTTGTGATTACTATTACTGAAAAAGAAAAACAATACTTAGCATCTACTAATATAAAATTATTTATTGATAGTATATATAGTAAAAGTATTTTTTATGAGTTATTACAAGAGGATTTTATATTAAAAAGGGATATACAATCTTATAACTGTATAACAGTTATAGGCTTATATAATCTTGTCTTAAACATCATTTATTCTAATCTAGAAAAGGCTTTAAATTTAAAACATATTTTACATAATAAAAGCAATAAAAATAAATTAAAAGTATGTTTCTTAAATTCTAATAGGCCTTATATTAGGTTTGAAATTAATAATAAAACAAAATCATTATGGTCTAATAATATGGAATTAGAATATGTAGTTTATATAGAAGATACTAAACTTATCCTAGAAGATAAATTATTTACATCTAGACCTACATATAATAAAGATCATTACTTCAGTATCTATCCTAATGATTTAAATGAATTTATAAGTAAGATATTAGTGCTTTATAATGACCTTGTAGATAATATTCCTGTATAAATAAATGACCCAAATTAAAATATTAGATAAGGAAAAGGATTACTTGTTAAGTGTTAATGCTCAGCAGTTTGTTGATAGCTTAGACAGTGCTAGTATCTTTTATGAGTTATTAGAACATGATCAACTTATTTTAACAGATTCCTCAAATCATAAAATTCTTAGCCCAAAAGTAAGATTTTCGTATGAATTTAATAATATATCTTTAATAGGTATTTACAACTGTCTATTAAATCTAATATGTCATAACTTGTATGAAGGTTTAGTTCTTAGACATTATCTTTTATATAAGAAACAAGAGAAACAATTTAGTCTTAAAAACTTCTGTTTAAAAGTAGTATGTATTGATTATAAAGATAAAAACCTTTTTCAAAAATTTGAGTATCAGTTAGGATATACTATTAGTTTTGTTACTAGGATTCAAGATGAAATAATAATGTCTAATTTAATAATGTTTGAACATAAGATTTATATATTTCCTGAATATATGACTAAGGATTTCTTACCTAAAATGTTAATACTATATCAAGACTTTGCTGATAACATTCCTATATAATGTATATACAAATAAAGAATCAATTAAATAATAAATGAAGAATCCTTTACTATATTTAGCTATTAATAATTACATGTCTAAATTAATTATTGGTGGTGCTTTTAAGAATGTTAATGTGTTAAAAGATGGAGGTCCTAATGATGGTTATATTTATTATGATGTAGCATTAGGAAGTAGTTCTAGTACTAATAAGATTGCACCTATAGATGATCCTCATACTGTTGTTAATAATACTATTGCTGGTATGTTAATCATGGAAGGTTATTGTGTTATTAATTCATTAGAAGATACATTTGTTGTTAGCAATGATAAGGGAGATACCTACTTTATACAAGGTAACTCTTGTGACTGTGCTGATAGGTTTAGTCCCTGTAAACATGTATTGTTTACACAATGGTATATGAACTTTAGAAAGAATCAAGTTAAGTTATTACATAAAGCTAAAAACTAATTATATATATATATATATATATATATGTATATATGTATATAAACAATAAAAAACAACATTGGAAGTATATCTAATGTTGTTTTTTATTGTTTATATACAAATTGTACTTAGTATTTAAACCATAAATTTAAACCTTGTTTTATGTATATTAGTTTTACTACTCTAGCAGTTGGAGTTAGTGTAAATGATGTATCTATTAGAGATCCCTCTAATACAGTTTTATTTTGAAATACTATATTATAATTACCAACATTTACTAGAGTTAATTCTTGTGCATTGCTAGTTGCTCCAATGATACTAGGGGTTGATACTATAGTTACATTAGCAGTTGATGTTAAGTTTAAACAAGAATATGTTGGATTAATAGATAAATCTTCTACAACAGTTATAACTGGACTTGGATTAAGTCTTGCTACGGTTGTTGTAGGTATTGAGTTAGTTGTACCATATTCTTTCCATCTAATAGGTGATGTTGATATTAATGTATATTCTAACTCATTATCTAATTGTAAGGCTCTTTTATATAACTCAGATGAGTTAATAGAGGTTAGTGTTAGTCTTTCTGTAACATTATTAAATACCCATCTGTAAGGTGTGTGATTATCAATTGTTGTTACATCTTTATGTGCAATACTCATTATGCATCCTCATGATCATTAGGTATTCCTAGTTGATTTCTAATAAATTTTCTATCCATTTCACTTACTAATGGTGCTATAACTCCTGCTTCTGTTAGTATCTTTGCACTTTCTGCCATTACTTTATAATCAACATATCTTATTGGTTTGATTATAAATTCTCCATAATTATCAGCATGATCTACTAGTTTTGGTGAAAAGTTATAAGTTATTAAAGTCTTTATAAGTTGATCAATTAATACTTCACTTACTTTTATTGCTATTTGTTCAATAGACATTTCAAACATTTCAACTTGCTTTTCAGTTGTTCCACCAGAACCTAATCCTAAGTCTTGATTCTTTATAAGTAGGTTAGGTATTCCCATAGCATGTAACATGTTTTGATCACACTTATCAATGGCTGTTATAAATGAATCTCCAAAGTTATTACCAGTTGTTAATGATTCTACTTTTGGTTCTGGTGCATCTTTGTTTCCTTGTCTTTCAAGTATTAAAACAGAACCACTTCTTAAGTCTTGTAGTTCATCTTGTAGTGCTTCTCTAAACATCTTTTTTCTAATGGTACCATCAACTTCTTCCATGTCTTCAGTTGTTTGTGTGGCAGGTACTATAAAATACATTAAAGGAGTTCCATATCTGTCTAATGCTATAGAATACATATCAACAAAGGCTGCTTTATATAAAGACCATTGAATAGCTGCGTATAGAGCCGGTGTGCCATGAGGGTTATTACCTTCATCTTTATATGTAGCTATAATTAACTTGTCTTTAGCAAGTCTTATATGTGATCCTGTGTTGTTTCTATCAACTTTATACATCTTTTTATCTTCAGTTAAAATAGGTCTAGGAACCCAAACACCTGTATTAAACTGGCTATTTAATACTTGTTCTCCATGTGTTAAAGTACCATAGTTATTTAATCTTAATATAACTTGAGATGTATGATAGTTTATTAAATCTTTTACCCATAACTGAGGGGTGTCACCATCCCACTTCTTTTCCCATATTATCTCTGATACAGACTTACCTGACCACAACATAGAATAAGTTATATTTTCAATCCAGTGTCTAATCTTATGTTTTAAGTTAGCTTTTATAAACTTTCTTATGTCTGGATTAGGATGATTATAGGAACCTATCTTAGCCAAAACTGATAATACTATCTTATCTAAACCATCAGATATTATTGGTTCATTCTTTCTAGCATAATCCCACGTTGCTAAAGCATATTGATGTGGTCCTGTATTTACATACAAAGAATCACCATTACTTACAAATGAGGTGGCTCTACCTAGTTGTTTGTAAGTGTTTGGTCTTACTTTGTTAGAAGTATCTCCAAACACTTGTAATGGTGGATTTGTTTTGTATTTAGAGAAGTTTATTTCTCCATTAGAAGGAGGTGAAGGAGACTTTTGTTTAGTCTCCTCCTTCTTAGTTGATGTAGTTGCTTTTGTATTATTTGTTGCCATTTAGTGTTGTTATCTCATACTTATACTAGACATTGGTATACCATCAAACATTGACCTAGAATGATTTTGAGTTGAAGATTGAAGGTTCTTCTTTAGTTCTTCTTTTTCTGCTTGAGCTGCTTTATGTCTTTCAATGTTTACTTTGTTAACTACAATTTCAAATGCTCTTCTCTCAACTTCATCTAGGTCTAGCCAATCATTACCATATGGTATCTGTATAGTGCCACTAATTTGTATGTAGTTATTTAAGTTGTATGCTTCTATGAAGTGATTGGCATAACCCTCAAACGTTAACTCTCTTAATAATATTAAATCTTCTGATATTGGTATGTCTCTATAATACTTTTCAGGATAGTTAGAGTCATAGTTATATATACACTTTCTAGTTGTTACCATTGGCAGTTTATATAATACTGCCAATGATATTGCAACATCTGTTATGCGGTTATAGCTGTAGTAGGGGCTGAAGTAATAGGTGAGGCCGCTTGTTTCACTACTGACTTTCCCTCAAGAAGTGCCTTAACCATGTCTTGTGCTCTTTGCTTAGCAACATCATCAGGAAATACTAGGGGCATAAATACTTCTAGATAAATATTTACATCTTTTAATGACCATTCAGATACTTGATCAATAGGGTCAAGACCAGCTTGTAGAGGTAGTCCATCTACAAATTCAAGCATACCAAATGCTAAAAACTCTTCAATTGACCAACCTACTTCATTTTGTTGTTGTCTAAATCTCTTAACTGCTGCTTGTCTATCTCTATATGTAGGAAGTCTAAAAGAGATAACTTTACCAGAAGGAAGAGGAATTTCAAATACTGTTGATGCTGTAGACATATTAGTTGTTATTAATGTTTGTTATTGTTTTAATGTTGTAATTATTTACTATAAATAATTTATAAGTATTATTATATTAACTGCTTACTTATATTTATTTATTAACTGTAATTATACTAGTATATACATTAATAATAGTCAAATATATATTATAAGTGGGCATTAAATGTCAAGTTATTTCTCAAACACTGAATATCATTTAGAACATAGAAGACAATCTGTTAGTAGTCTTCATGGTTTTATAGAACAAGGTAATAGAAGTGCTCTAGCAACTTCTGTTGGTTATGGTTTGTATAATAGTGAATCTTTTACTAATGAATTAGGTTTAACTAATAGTGATTGGCAAAATGCTCTTGGTATGACTAGTGATATATCAGGGGGTATGTTTGATCCTAAACAGTCTAATACTAATACTGGTAAAAGAGAAGCATTCTCTAATAATTTTGTATTAGGTCTTAGTCAAACAGTTACTGCTAGACTGTTTACTGAGTTTGATAGTAATGTTTCTAATAGCTTATTAGATAGTAGAAAGAGTCTTAAGTTCTTAATGGGTGAAGCTTATAGAATTGATCCTACTGAGACTAAAGCTTATGCTAGTCAAGTGGTGTTTGAGAATATATTTGGTAATGTTTTAAAACAACAAAGTGTGTATTTAGAAGATCCTACTAAAGCTAAAGATAACTATTATTTAGATCAAAGTTATCAATATGCTAATGCTTTTAATGAAGTTATATCTACTTCTAATGTTAGAGATATGGAAGCTAGGGGCCAAGAAACATTAGATAGATTGGTTAATGCTGATTTGTTTGGTAGTGGTTTAATACCTGTTGATGGTAATACAGCAGATGAGCTTAGAGCAATTAATGAAGGTACTTTTAATAGTAGTAGAAGTAGAGCTGGTAAGACTATTACTGACTTAGACTTTGTTAGAAGTAAGTCCTATGTTAATGAGTTAACTAAGGGTGCTGTTAGTATAAATAGAAGAAACATTAAAGCTATTGATACTAGTATTAATAATAGTTATAAACAAAAAGCAGCTAAAGTAATTGATGATGTTAAGTATCAAACTAGACCTGGTATATTACCATTTGTTTCTATGTTTGAATCTGCTAAAGAGAGTATTACAATTGATACTTTCCAATATCAAAATAGAGCTATTAGTGATGTTGTTGTTAGTAAGATCTATAGAGAAATCATAGGTAATGAGAACTATGAATTTAAAGTTAATATGATTGTTGGCTCTCCTGTTCCAGGAGATGAAGGTACTAGTGCTTCTATTTTTGGACCTAACATACTTGAAGTTGCAAAGATGGAGAAGTTAAAAGAAACTATTATTACTCAACTTATTAATAGTAAGAAAAAGACTAAAGCTGAAGCAGAAGAGATTGCTAATCAAGTATTTAATATTAAACTTGCTGGTCCTGCCCATCACAGGAAGGTTTATATCACAGATCAAGTTGCTGTGTTAGGTTCTATTAACTTAACTAGTCCTGTTGGTGATTCTATATTTAAAGCTGGCTCCAACTATGAAATGTTAGGCATGTTTCATAGTAATAATGACTTGATTAAAGCTAGACAAAAGTATATTGATTCTGGTTCCTTATTAGGATCAGATAGACTAAATACTTATCTTACTAGTGGTTTTTCTGGTAGATTCTTATCTAAACAAAGAGAATATGAATTACTAAGAAATCAGTTTGATCCTCAAAGATTAAATGATAATAAGGTTAATGATTATAAGAGAACTGTATCTGCTCTTATGTATGAACAAGTTGTTAAAGCACAAGAACAACAAATAACAACTAGAAGCAGTCAGTCTAATGTTAAGTATGCTACTGACATTATGTATACATTAAAAGCCACTATAGATTATCTACATACTGAAAGTGGTAGAAAAACTGTTGGTGGTTTAGATCAGTTACAAGGTAAGTATACTGGTGATTTAGGTATGACTATGGTGCTTGACCAAGCATACTTATTACATGTTAATCATTTAGATATAAATGGTAATGATCCTAATAACAGAACTCATAGATTTAATAAAGATACCAGTCAAGAGATTGGTGAGATGGGTAAGTTTAGCTCTAGTACTCTTGAAAGTGGCCAGTTTAGATCAAGACAAGATGTTAGATATGAATTGTATAGAGACATACAAAGAAAGAATTTTAGCTTGATTGCTATGGGTATTAGTAAGGTTGTAGTTGATACTAATAACTTTACTAAACAGGTTATAGAACCTACTTGGAATTATTTAAATGATAGACTTGGTGCCAATTTTAGTGTTGAGTATGGTAGTTCTATTAGTGGTTTTGTTGAGGGTATTACAACTAGTAATCAATCATTAAGTGAGAAAGTTGGTAGCATTAATAGAAAATTAGGTATCACTGATAGTAAAAACTTAACAGCATTACAAATGCTTGCTATTGCTAGTGGTAATATGGCTGGTGCTGATGTTCCTAGACAACATAGTAAGTCTTTTAGTGCTTATAGATATAGAAAAGCCACAAGAAAAGATGGTAGTACTTATGTTAAATATACTCAGCAAATAGCTGGTACTGCTGCTAACTCTTCTAACTTTAGTATGAACTCATTAGGTGTTGATATTGGATCTGATAATAAGTATCTTGAGGTTGGGGGTAATGATCCATATGTTAGTGATGAAATGGGTGCAGTCTTTATTAATAGAAAACTATTCATTGATGCTGCTAAAGAAAGTAATACTGGTTATGATCAGGATTTTAGAGATAATATTAAAGCTTTAAACTTAGGTGTTGAATCAAGTAATGAGCTCTCTTTGATGTGGGAAGAAGAGCAATATGAACTGAAGGATGTTAATAAGGCTGTAACAATGTCTTATGCTCAACTTAACTTTGGTAATAGGTTGGATAATGGTTTGTTACCCTCCATTGAAGGTTTACCATATTGGGCTAGACAATCTAATACTGGTGATCTTTTAAAGTTAGAAAGTACTTTAAGGGAGATGAGTAAAGGGTTAGGTGATGCTATGTCTATTACTAGAAAGTATGATAGATTTGGCACTCCTCTTATGTTAGAAGTTGCTATTATGCCAGGTAAATTGTTAGGTTTAAACACTAATACTAGTAGGCTTACTTATACTCTTGGTATGTTACAAGGTACTGCTAATCAACCTGGTCCTGTGTTCTTTCAAAAGGAAGGTAAGTTGATATATAACAGTAACTTTACTAATAATACTGGTGGAGAGATTAGTTGGAAGTTTGGTGATATACCAGGTGTTTTAAAACATGGTCAATCTGCTGAGATGTCTAGTATTGATAATACTACTAGTATCTTTGCTACTATGATTGGTGAGATGGCTTATAAACAAGCTATTAGTAATCCTGCAAGTAAGTTAATAGGTGTTGATAGTGATAGAAAGAGAGGTCTTGCATTAGACTTTGCTGTTTCTTTAATGGGTGATACTAGATATATGTTAGCTGATAATAAGGTTGGCATTAATACAGAAGGATTAGCTTATTCTAATAACTTGTTTGATAAAGGTGGATATAAAGACCTTGCTAATGCAATGGAAAGTAGATTTAATGCTGAAGGTATTAACTATTTAGATACTACTAGACAGTTAGCTGGTGTTGATGTTTATAACAGGTTAACTGTTAATGTTAATGTTGAAGGTACAAAGTTTGACATTAATTTAACAGATCAAATACAAAATATTAGAAATGCTAAAAGTGGTGATGATGTTTTTACAGCTATACATGCTATTGGTCAATTATTAGGTCAAGAAGGTTATCAGGATTTAACCTTAGATGTTCTTAGAGTTAATAGTAAATATAATGCTGAAAGAGATTTAAATAGTCAGATGACAGAGTTATCTAGAACTATATTTGATCCTTATTTACAGGCTCACCAAGCTATTAGCTATGCAGCAGGTGTTCCTGCTAGTAAGTATATAAATTATGGTTTAGATGCTGGTAATGAAAGAGCTATGAGTTTACTAAACATTGCTGATGTTAGTAAGAATCCTCTTCTACAAACATTACAATATGCTAGAACATTTGCTAGAGATGTTAGTGTTTATAGTGGTTTTGGTACTGATTATGAGGGTAATGAAAGGTTTTATTTAGGTGGTGTTGCTGAGGGTGTTTCTACTCAGAATAAAGAGGGTTATCAACTAGAATCATTTGGTGTTAGAAATAAGTTTCCAACTGATAGAAATAGTATTGATATATTAGAAGGAACTGGTATTGGTGTTCTTATTAGTAAGGATAAACTTGTTAATAGTGGTGACTTTAGTCCTGATGAAACTGATGAGATCATGACATTGTTAAATGTTAAAGGTAATCAACGAGGTATGTTATTTAATCTTGATCCTAGTAAACCAGCACAAATTAACCAAAGAATAAAAAATGCTCTTGGTAGTAGATTAATGTATGAAGTATCTGAAGAGGCTTCTAAGACTATATTAGAAAAGGGTAGTTTAAAAGAATATAATGCAGGTCAGAGAAAGGGCATTGCAGATAATATAGCTCAATTAACATCTTTATTAACTGATGATAAAGCTAAGAAGTTTATACATAATTATCTAACAGCAGAAGAAGTAAACTTAGGTTCTATGTTTGATACTGATGTTAGAACAGTGCTAAATGAAAGTGCTTATAACTTTGTATTAGCACAAAGAAAAGAATTATTTGATAAGTTTAAAGATTTAAATTTAAGTGAAACAGATAGAGAAGATATTAATCAAATACTTAACAACATGTTTAGAATGAAGATGATTAGTTATAGTAGTGTTGCTAATAGTGTTGGTTCAGTTATTGGTGGTAGAAGAGATAAACAACAGTTTGTATTATTACAACTTAATGGGGGTTATAGTGATAACTTCTACACTAATCCTAAGTTTAGAACACAACATTATGCTGGTATGCCAACAGTTACTAATACTGGTATTAAGGCTTCTATGTTAGATGCTAGAACGCATGTTGGAGAAGTAACTTTAAGGGGTGATATGATGCAAAAGAATGGCCTTGTTATTAATGAAGGTGATACTTTTGTATATGATAGAAGTGTTAATAAGGTTGTTCAAATTAGAGCAGATGGTGGTGATAATGTTACTTATGTTGGTGGTACTGGCAGTGCTGATTATTTAATTGGACAGATTGAAAACTTTAAGTTATTTGATACTCCAGTAGCCTCTGTTAAACAAAAGTCAATTAGTAATAGACCTGGTGAAGATTCAGTTCATCTTATTCTTACTGCTGGTAGAGTTGAAGGTGGTAGTCCAGGCACTAATGAAATAAAATACCAAGTAAGTGCTTTGCCAATGTTACAGCCTGGTTCTGGTAGAAGACACGAAGGTACTGCTGCTGGTCTTTTATTTAAAGGTGTTGGTGCTGCTTTAAAGGGTAGTCAATTTGAAGGTGTATTTACTAGCTTTATGAGATCATTAGGCTATGAAGATTCATTTAAAGATGATATGGGGCTTATTAAAACAGTTGAAGCAGGTATAAGTAGTGCTAGTATTTTAAAAAATCAAGTATCTGATGTTTATGGCTTGATTAATCCTAACAATTTAAAGAGTGGTTTCTTTCTGGGTCATGCTTCTATGTTGTTTACTAAAGATGTAACTATTGATGGAGTTAGAACTAAACTTGCTAATACTCTTGTTAAACAGAATAATAGAATGTTAGCAGCAGCTTTGATTAGTCAGTTTGGTTTAGATATTATAGTTGATTCTAAAGATAGATTAACTAATGAAGCATTATTAAATAATGATGCAGTTAAAGCTTATAAGAAGGCTGCTATTAAAGGTGAGTTTGGCACTTTTATTAGAATGGCTGAAATGCAGAATGTACTTACTGGTAAAGCTACTAGATCAAAGGATAATATCTTTGGTAGTATTCCACAATTCATTATGAATAATAAGGAACTTGTAGGATCTATTAGAGATGCCATATTAACTAATAGTGGAGATTTAAAAGGCTTATTAGAAGGTTATGTTAATACTGTTGGTGATAGAAGTGGCGGAGGTTATGTAATTAATAGTAGTGACTTATATACTAGAGGTGTCTCTGCTATGTTAACTGCTATTGATATGTTTGGCCAGCTTAAGAATCAAAGAGGTGACATTAGTATGGTTACTGATTGGATGCTTAAGATGAAGGTAAGACAAAATGATGGTACTACTGGTAAGTTTAATGATCCTATATCAGAGATTAATAAGTTAGGCAGTAATAATTATGATGGTGTAGTTTTAAATGATCCATTATTAGAAATTGCAGCAGCTTTAGGTGGTAGTGATAATGCTTTTAGTATGACTAATGAGGAAAAAGAAGAACTTGCTAATAGGATGGGTATATACTTGCAACAAAACTATACTGTGCAACTATCAATGTCTATATTACCTTCTGCTAGTAAAGATCCTCTTGGTAAGAACTTAAGAGCTAAGACTGAAATGCAACACTTATTAGCACCATTAGAAGCTCAGAGTAAGCAGTTTACTAGAACTGGTAATAAGGCTAACTTAGCATATGTTTTAGGTACTGTTGTTGCTGCTCAAGAGACTGGACTTATTAGTGTTGGTATGGCTGATAGTGCTGAGTATTTAAAGAGTATACAAGCAATTCAAGCATTAGATCCAGTAACTATGAGTGGTTTCTTTGGTAAGAACTTCTTAGGAGTTTATTATAATGCTAATGAAAATAGCAGTGAACTAATAAAAGAATATAGAACAATTTATAAGTCATCTATTAAAAAGGACTTTGATGTTAGTAAAGTAGAAGATTACTACAATAAAGGTGATCTAACTCTAGCTGAAGCAACATATGTTGATAGGTTAAATAGAGATAAACATAACATTGATCCTACTGCTAAGCTTACTGATTATGCTGGTCAATTAAGGCGTGTTGGTCAACATATAATTAAAGCTTTAAGAGAGTCTGCTATTGCTTATAACTTAGAACAAAGTAAAGGTATGGGTACAGATATAACTCAACCCAAACTACAAGTGTTACAAGATACTGGTAATAGGACTTATAACATATTAATGCCAAAAGTAGTTGGTGGTCCTCTTGTAGATCAAATGACTGGAGATGTTAATACTGTATTTAGTAATACTCAAAACACATATATATTTATGCCTGGTGCTGATTTGTTAAATCAAGTTGGTTCATCTTTTGGTGACTTTGTTAGTGACATTGTTGGTAAAACATTAAATATGCAAAGTTACTTTGTACCAGGTACTGCTGAGAATGATGTAATGATTAAAGTTGCTAAAGCTAGAGCAGCACAAAAGAATAATGCCACCTTCAATGTTAATTTAAGCCCTGAAGAGACTGATATGATTGCTAGATTAGGTTATCTTGGTGATGAGTTATTACAAGCTATATCAGAAGCTAGTTCTGATACTTTAATGCAAAAAGCAGTTGCAGGTCATGGTACTGAGTTTGAAGGTTATGTTAGTACTGGTATTCCTAACTTAAGTTTAGCTGCTAATATGAATGTTATGCCTCAATTTGTTAATGAGAAGTATGGAGCACCTGAAGGTATTGCTAGTCTTAGAAGTAAGTTATTTGATGTTACTGCTGCTGCTCATCTAACATATACAACACTTGGTAGTGAGATGTCTACTAAGTTTAAGAAGTATCAAAGTAATAAACAAGTTAGAGAGTTTACTAAGTCATTAGGTACTGTATTAGACTATCAAAAGCAAATGCTTGTTAGAGGTATGTCAACTATGGCAGCATTAGAATTGCAGAATGGTGTTGAAGTTATTGGAAGTGTGCATAACATATTAAGTGAGTTACAAACTAGTAAAAAGATTGATAAGAGTAAGATTAACTTTATCAATGAAGCTATTAAAAATGCTCAGGATTCTTTTAATACTATTAATAATAACTTAGATGTAACTGGTGCTTATGATAAGGCATATGTTGCTAGTTATGTGTTAGCTAATCTACAATTTGCTAAACTTAAAACAGTGGCAGAGTTAGATAAAAGAAATCCTAAAAGTAAGAAACAATATGCAAATTTAATAGGTACTGTTAATGATTGGATGTCTGAAAGAGGTTATCAAGATGCTATATATCTTGGTAAGAATCATGAGATTAGAGACTTCATTCATAATAGTACTATAAAGAATAGATATAGCATGGGCCTTGATCTTGTTAATCACTATAGCAAGGAATTAGAAGGTGCTATGAGAGGTAAACATACTGTTTATAAGCAGACTAATCAAAGTCTTACAGATCTAATTAATGACACTGCTGATCCAAAAACAGGTGGTAACTTTGAAGCTGCTAGACAGATTACACTTGAATACATTGACAATAGAATAAAGAACTTAGAGAACTTTATGGAGGGCTTTGCTCCTACTTCTACTAAGAATGCTAAGTCAGAACAAGAACACTTTATTGTAGCTACTAATAGAAAGAGTGTTGGTTATATGATTAATGATATGACTAACATTAAAGAACAAGTAGCTGCTTATAAAGATCAAGGGGGCACTTTATCTACTAAGTTCTTACATTATTCATTGCAAGAGTTGGGTTACATTCATAATAGTATGAGTGAACTTGATAACATGCAAAATCAAAGCTGGAGATCAGCACCTTTTGGTTCAACTGAGTCTCATCTTGCTACTTTAATGGCTATTAGAGGTGTTGATCAATTCAATAAAATGATTGATAATATTGCTATAGATGACAATATTGTTAGATATGATGTTGATACTAGTAAGAGTATTTCAATCTTTAGTGGTTTGTCCTTCTTAACTAGTAATTTAGGTGACTTTGATGGTGATAACTATATGACGTTGTTACATAAGGTTACTGAAAAGATTAATGCAATTGATGATAGAAAGTTTGTAATTGAACATAAAAAGAAAGAAATTAGTTCAATGAAAGCTTTTGTTAGTCCTATATCAGACACAGAAGCTCTTAGTAAATTAGAGAAGACATTAGCCAATGAAGAAGCTAAATTATTTGAAGATGCTATGGCTTTAAAGTCATTGCAAAAGGATATGAATGCTCCTGATAAACAAAGTAAGATGGCAAAAGATGTGGCCTCTTATATGGGTATTGATAGTAGATTCTTTAGGGGTAGTAATGAAGGTGGTTTTAGAAGTCAGGGTACTATTAATGTTAGTTCTATGGCTGCTATGTTAGAGCAAGGTAAAGGCTTATATGGTGGTATGCAAGGTGTTAGTAGTGAGATGAATACTAGAGTTGAGGACTTGTTAAATGCTTCTTTGGGTAGTAAACATTCTGTTGGTTTAACCTTTGATGAGAATACTTTAGATGATATGATAAAAAGCATAGAAACAGGTTCTGATAAGAATAAGTTCTTTAGTGCTATTGGTATGACGTTAAACTCAACTCAACTGCAAGATACTGATATACAACAAGAGTTACAAGAAGCTTTAACAAACAGTATGAGACTTACTTGGGATGAGTTAAAACAAAGCAGTAATACTTTACATAACTTTGAAGGTGAGGTTAATAAAGAGGCTTATTTTACAACTCTATTTAGTAAGTTAGATGCAACTAGTAAAGCTATTAATGTTTTATACAGTAAGATTAATGCTGGTTTAGGTATTGGTATGGGTGAATCAACCTATGATGTGTTGACTAAAACATTGGGCAAAGCTGGTAATGATGTGTTAGGTAAGACTTATAACACTTTACTTGGCACCTTTGTTGCTGATTCTCCTATTGTTAGTTTGTATCACATATTAGAAGGTGATAGTCAACAGATTGCTGAGAAGATGAATGCTCAAGTTGGTGATGATAGTGGTACTAGATTTATGGCTAACTTACAAGCTAGTTATGATAAAGCACAACAACTGCAAGGTTGGAATAAAGCTGTTCAACAGATGCTTAGAGATAGTATAAAACTAAAGGGTGATTCTAGTTCTGTTATGGCTGAACTTATTAAGATGTCAGAGGAATATACTACTGCTGATGAGGCTAAAAGACAAAGTTTAGTTAATGATATGGCTTCTAAAATTGGTCCTGGTGCTGGTATGAAGGGTCTAATGGATTTAAATAAGATGATTCATGCTGCTGGTTCTACTGGTGAAAGGAAAGATGGAGAAGGTAGATATGGCAGCATTGGAGACTATAACATAACTGGAGATCAAAGAGATATTGGAATGGCTTTAATGGGGTCTGATGTAAATGAAGATTCTTTAATTAAGTTTAAAGTTAGTAGTAGTCTTAGAAGTATTAGTACTATGTTTAACTTTGAAAAGGAGTATGGTTCATTAGAAGTTGGTAAAGATGGTAAGTTAAAGATTGATGATAAAGCTAGTAGTAATAGAGCTTTGGAAAAGACTATTAGTGAAGGATTACATGGCTTTTTAGGTAAGGGTAGTGATAGTAAAGGTGTTAGTTTAACTCTTGCTGAAATGGCAATGGGTAATAAAGAAGATGCTGTTAAAGCAGTTGAAGGTTTATATAATGCTGTTGATGGTTTTAATAATCTTGGTGGTTTATTCAAAGGTGATAACAAAGAGTTATATCAAGGCTATAGAGATAAAGCTCTAGTAGAACAAGTTAACAAGTTCTCAGCAGAGATGATTACTAACTCTAATGGTGCTTTTGGTACTATGCTTTATGAACATATGGGAATGGCTATGACTGATGATAATATGGCTAAACTTAATGAGGTTAGACAAAGTAGTGGTGGCTTATCAACTGCTTCTTTGTTGGTGCTTAGTCATCATGCTAGTATTACTCAAACTAAGACATTTATGGGTGATTATGGTAGTGGTTTAGATAGGTTTGTTCATCTAAACAAAGCTAGTAAGGACATGCAAAAGAACATTACAAGTTCTAGTATTAGAGATGTTGGTACTAGTTTATTAGGTGGTGATTTGTTTAATGCTGCTTATAGATTAATGGCTCAAGGTAAGCTTAGCATGGAAGGTGCTTCTGTTATGGGTAGACTGTTTAAAGCAGTCAATGATCCTAAACTAACTAATGCTGATGCTATGGGACAAATGATGTCTAACTTTAGTGGTGATGAGGCTAATGCTAAAGAAATGGCAGAGATGTATAAGCATCTTAAACATGTTGAAATACAACATGAAGTAACAATAGATGGCAAGGTTGAAAGAAAGAATGAATTAGTTAGTGATTTGATTAATAGACAAAGTAAGAAAACATCACAAGGCTTTAAATTACAAGCTATTAGTGAAGTTGCTGCTGCTATGAATCAAGCTGGTGAAATAAGTGATGTTACTTATAATAAGATACATGCTCAGATTGTAGGTCAAGGTAAAAATATAAATAAAAATGAAGCAGAGGCTAAAGCATTAGCAGATGAATTGTTAGCTGAAAATGGTTTATTGTTAGGTACTTTAAGTAAGGAAGGTAAAGACTACTTTAAACCTGAACATGTTGCTAGAGGTAATGATGGTACTACTAGACAAGAGTTAAAAGTTAAAGCTGCTCATGGTATATTTAATATAGTTGGTCCTGCTTTACTTAGCATGATTGGTGGTGCTATATATGGTACTTCTAATGATCAAGCTGGTATGGATGCAGCAGGTGTTATTGGTGGTACTTTAAGTTTAATGGGCTATAACATGCCACATGGTAAAGGTGCTGCTAATGCTGCTGGTGCTCTCTTTAGAAGTAAAGCTTATAGAAATCCTGATGAAGATTGGGCTACTAACTTAGCTAAAGCTGCATCAACTG